CATAAACGCAAATTAAGCAGGTTGTATATATATGAAAGTATCATCAGTCAGCTCGAAATTGCTAACTGATCCTGCAGTAATAGCAACAAGATTAACAGTAACTTGCAGATTATTAGTACCAGCTGCCACTTGTGAATCAGTGACACTAAGTTGACCTCTAATATCTACTGTGCCAAATGCTTGCGTGGCGGTAGATGTAGTGGAAAGAGGAAAGGCGCCTGACGGACCATATTGGGCGCCATTTAATAAAATATTGGCATATACGACATAACTAGAGACCGCCGCAGCACTCAAAGTGTACTGCATCTGTGCGCGGAAGTTAACATCATAAATGCCAGCTGGTAAATAAAATGTTGACGTTGGTATAGTGTTAGTGAACGCTAATTTTAATCCATCCGTTATTATGGTAGTAAAATTAACTGGTGTTTGTGTGCCAGTAATGGCTTGAGGAACAGTCGACCAAAGAGAAGTCGTTTGAGAGGCATACTGTTCATTAGCGGTTAAATTAAATACCGGCTCTTGAAGCGAAACACGGTAATGCACTAACAATTTCCCATAATTGGCTAGCGCTGGATTAGGTAACGAAGCCAGCGCTAAGATCATATATCCACCATCAGTGGTGCGGATGTCTCCTGCAGCTGTGCCAGCACGCACATACTTGAAACCACCACGATTGGCAAATGCTTGCATCATAATTGGATTCATGACGCATGACAATGATTGCCAGACCGTGCCTTCCATCGCTCCATGAGCCGACATAGCTTGTGCCTCATTAATCGGCGGAGCATTGGATGACACGTAACTGGGGGATAATATGACGTCCCCACTGTTCTGTGAACCTACAGAGGGGACGAATTCAAATTCCAAATACTCAAAACGGTATAATTGGAACTGTCTCGCCAATGGTGCTAGCCAAGGGAAACTAATGGCTAATCCTGGGTTAATTTGAACAAACACTGGATCGTAATAAGCACTACCATTGGGGCCAGTTATGGAAGAACTAATAAGCTCACTATTAGTAACTGTGGCTGAACGACCATCTGTTGATCGTGTAACTAATGGGCTATTGGTTCTGATTTTGTGATTAATAGCCACGGGTGCCATACTCACCTGGGGCCGTTGAAACTGTGATCTTGATTGGAACGCGCTAATGCTAGCATCAACTGAGAGCGGACCAAGGACTCCGCTAGCTGTAGCGCGTTTGCCCAGGCGTCTCGCTGTACGTTGTCGTTTTCGGCGAGGTGCTTGAGCTGTGTTAGCACTTGTATCAGTGCGTTTGCGTTTTCCGGGCATATTTGGCCAGTTGAAAGTAACAAAATCAATTGGATTGAGTTCGATATTTTCGTGTGTTAATGACTGATCAGGTCGGGGTAATAAATCGACTGGCCGTCCGATCCCGACCTTACATAATTTATTGTTGGTTAGGTTGGGATCGGCCATTTGGCCTAACCCACCCTCCCTTACCAGACTTTGCTGGCTTACTACCATGATACTTAGCAGCGCTATTAGTACCATTACCATCTTGCTTGACCTTAGATTGACTCCACTTAATAACATTAGTGTTATTGTCAACAGGTACGGCAACAGTGAGGGGCTTAATAGGCCTCCCTTCACAATGGAACTTTTCTACCTTACCAACACAATGATATTTATATAATGAATTATAATCATCATGGTGTATATGTACATCGTTGGCATTCACAGTGGCGAAATTGCCAGCAATGTGCACATAATACTGGGTATTCTTAGTACCATTGGTATATACAAAGTTAGCATCATCAGCGCATGTTTTCCACTTCTTAACGCCGATATAATTGGCTGGGTGTGGTGAGCTCGGTGACTCATAGCTCTCAGTAACCACATACTGTACAGCTGGTGCTAACATAAGGTTACCATTCACGATAACTGGTTTTGTTGAGGTTGGTGTGGTTAACATCACACATAGCGGTGGGCTGAGAGCTTGTTGCAACGTTTGCAAAGTGTCACACCATGTTGCAAACCGCTTGACATCAACATCCTCCATTTTCCTCAACATATAAGCCTCCATCCAGTTATTCTGATTATTGTTTGGATAATTATCACTCTCCCTTGACCAAAAGGTCGCTATGCCATTGTCAGTTTGCTCCATACCGGCAGCTAAACGGACAACCAGAGATGTGAATTGCCCCAGCATCGGGGTGTTAGCATCAGTCACAAACAGAGATCTAGACTTCTCAACTAACTTCACGACTGGTGTAACATTGGCGGGTAAATTGTGTGTCGCGTGGAATTTCGTTATCATTCTCCGCAAATCACACATGGAGTCCAAGCCGCCCTTCCAAACTAATGGCGTATAATAGCGTGATAAGAAATTCACGCCAAACGCATCTGGTTTAATCTCTTCGATGTCAAGTTGCTGTCCAACTTGATTGCAGACTTTAACATAAGCTGCCAAATCAACATCGGGAGTACCTCCATCATCCCCCCCATAAAAGCCTAAATTATCCCAGGCTTCTTGAGAGGAATAGTGGGTACCGGTGGTGGGATTTATTGTCGAGCGCAATGCCATAAAAGCCATAAAGGCATTGTCGTCCGAGTTAAAGATAGCTGTCTCATGAGATCCGCTGCTTCTGGTCCACATTGAATTATACCACACCCCAAATGTTGTAACACTTGGTCTAAATTTCTGTTTTTCTTGTATGGCCATTATGTGCTCATGATACTCCTTACGGAATGCACGTAACAAAAGCATAGATTCTAGATCTCGTAATATTGATGAGACTTTACCATCAAACCTATGCAAGTCGGTCATAACCATACGCTTCTTAGCGCGTTGGCAAACAAGGCTGACCCTCTCGGCAACTTGCACAGGAGTTTTCCCAAACGCGTACCAAGCAGGTTGAGAGAAATCAGTGTACGCGTATATATATGACGAATATGTTAATTTGTTGACAGGAGGCAGTGTAGTAATAACTCTAGGTTCTTTGACCTCCTGATAAGCCTCAGCCTTCATAAAAGACTTACTTGGCTCATCAACAATATCCGCCACAGTATCAAGGGCCACATTAAAAAGGTGCCGCTTAGAATTACTATCAAGTTTACTATTAATCATTTCTTGATCCCACGGCACTAATTTATGTGGCTCTGGTACTCTTAACTGCACATATTCATGCATGCAACGAATTAAGAAAGGAGTAGGACGTAACACTTCCTTATGTTGTATTTTAGTAACACGCCCAGAAACCATCACTTCATCATTGGCTAGTGATTTCATTGGTGCATAACACTCATTAACTATTGGACTCATGAACGCTGTCAAACTTGGTTTAGCGTCCATATCAGGCATGTGAGTGTCCGTTACATATTGATAATTATTAACCGCCTGCTCTATAGGAAACACGTAGCATTTGGACTCCTTAATAGTTGTTGAGTAGTAATCCAAAAGTAATGCCACCTGCGTTGGGTCAACCAAACCAGTAGTTAACTTTATCTGTGCCTGGTTGATTCCAACTTTACCATGTTTAGTTATTGATTTTAAGGCCTCTTGCATAGGCCGAGCAATTGTCACCTCACTATAAGTGTCCACCTTAGCCAAACTAAGGTGCGCACCACTCTTATTGTGGATATGCATTTGAATGAAACCATCAACCACTGGATCAAAGCGTTTCAAGTCCATACCGGCTACCAAAACCGATATGTCAAACAGCCACGCTCTATAAGTGGAAAATGGTGTCAACAACACAATAGAATGGTGTGCATCAAGCACAAACTTATTAACGTGGAACGCTCGGATATTATATCGTAAACCGAAAGCGTCTCGCCACGCAGCGCGTAATATGTCAGTGTTATAGTCCCATAATTGATGCTTATATATCGCACCACCACTAACATTGTAGGTGACAAAACCTAAATCATCAAACTTGAAAGTATATTCACCAACTGCACATGCTGCCTTAGTCGGTGTAAAAGTTGATATAATAATAGGTTGATCCGTGTTTTGCAGTATGACTGGCATATCCATATAATAATCTGTATCACAGATAGCCAGCGGGACATCCTCTGTAAAAGAAATCTTCTGAGGCACAGCCAAATCCTTATCCCAATAATGCACTCTACAACCATCTCTCTTGTTTTTAACATCAGATGCTGAAGTTTGAATATAGAAAGGAGTAACTCCAGTGAGCGCACAAAAATGGTCGATTTGCAGTGCAGCGGCATTACGGACTGCTGCACTCCCGCCATGGGTGTGTGTGGCGATGACACCCTCACGGATTGGTGCCATCGCATTAAAAATACTGCGTAAATATTTTGCTCTATCATTAATAACATGGTTACCTATATACGGTAATATGCATGTTAAGAACCACCGATATAAACCAAAAAATTTAATTGGTAATCGATTATATTTGTATAGGTAGTAAGTCAGGTACAGTAGTCCAATACCCGAAATACTTTTGATTGACGA